GCTAAAGCTGCAACTAAGATGGTAGATATGTTAGACGAAGATGGCACGACTCCTCATGCTAATATTCGTATAGAAGCAGCAAAACAAATCCTAGATCGAATTGGTATTACCAAGAAAGATTCCCTCGATATCAATATGAAAGCAATGCATGGTATATTTATACTACCAGCAAAAGAAACACCAGAGGAATCAATTGTTACCCCAGTCGAAGATTAAAAGAAAAGCTAGGACTATCCCTTTTGGATATAAACTAGCAGAAGATACAGATTATATCGAACCGATAGAATCAGAACTAGAAGCTTTAGAGAAAGCAAAAGAATATTTAAAAACGTGTTCATTACGAGAAGTGGCAATATGGCTAACAAGAAAAACAGGCAGGTATATATCCTATGTCGGACTTAAAAAAAGAGTTAAACGAGATACCGCCTCCAAAGCCAAAGAAGAAAGTCAAACACAAAGCCAAGCAGTCAGCTAAACTCGTTTTAGCAAGAACACGAAAGAAAGTTGCAAAGGCAGAACAATCACTCCGTTCAGCCAAACGTCACGCAGAAAATGTTAAAAATAAATTGTTAACCATTGATAAAGCGTTAGACGGAAAAGAACAGCAACTATTAACTCAAGACGTAATTGACAGTGCAACACCCAATGTTCAAGAGCACATCGATAAACAGAATGTTGTTTTTAAACCAAATACAGGTCCACAAACAGATTTCTTAGCTGCTTCAGAACGAGAGGTATTTTACGGTGGAGCAAGAGGTGGAGGTAAATCCTACGCAATGTTGGTAGATCCTCTACGTTATTGTGACAAAGAACATCACCGAGCACTATTACTACGGAGAACAATGCCCGAGTTGAGAGATTTAATTACGCACTCTCAGCGTTTATATGGAAGGGCGTTCCCAGGAGCCAAATGGAGAGAGCAAGAAAAAGAGTGGAGATTCCCATCAGGAGCAAAGATCGAGTTCGGGTACGCAGAGAACATGACAGACGCTTTACGTTACCAAGGTCAATCTTACACATGGATAGGAATAGACGAACTACCACAATATCCTTCGCCAGATATCTATAATTTTTTAAGATCCTCGTTACGTTCAGTGGATCCTAATATACCTGTGTATATGCGAGCCACAGGAAATCCAGGAAACATAGGTTCACAATGGGTACGAGAGATGTTCGTTGATCCGATTACACCGAATACCGCTTTTAATATAGAGATTCAAACACCCTCTGGAACAAAATATATTACTCGTAGATTTATTCCAGCTAAGTTGCAAGATAATCCTTATCTGATGCAAACAGATGATTACTATGCAATGTTGTCTTCTTTACCTGAAGTACAACGTAAACAATTTTTAGAAGGTGATTGGGATGCATTTGAAGATTCTTCATTTCCTGAATTTAATAAAAGTATTCACGTGGTGGATCCTTTCGAGGTTCCTAAAGGCTGGCAGAAATTTCGTGCTGCCGATTGGGGCTACAGTTCTCCTGCTTGTGTACTTTGGTTTGCTATTGATTATGATAATAACCTATGGGTATATCGAGAATTATATACCCAAAAGATTACGGCAGATGTATTTGCACGAAAAGTCTTAGAGTTAGAACGTAATGAATATATTCGCTATGGGGTATTAGATGCAAGTACTTGGGCAAGACGTGGAGATATAGGACCGAGTATTGCTGAGACAATGATTCAAGCAGGTTGTAAGTGGAGACCTTCAGATCGTACACCCAGAAGTCGTTTAAGTGGAAAGTTAGAAATTCATAAACGCTTAAAGCTTAATGACAATCAAAAGAAAGAACCAGGACTAAGAATTTTTTCCACTTGTAGAAATTTAATAAGAACGTTACCCCTTTTACCTCTTGATGATAGTAACCCAGAGGATATTGATACGAATGCAGAAGATCACGCTTATGATGCATTACGTTATGGTTGTATGAGTAGACCAATGCATACAAGTTATGCAGCTAGATTTAATCGTACGGTTAGGCCACAATTTATCCCTGCAGATAAAGTATTTGGATATTAGGGTGTCGAAAGAAAAATTACCAGAAATTAATAAAAAGAAATTTCCTTATAAATTAGTATTAGTGGCATGGGAAGATATTGTCTCATGTTCTGATTGGGAGAATATTACAAAAATTAAAAAGGCGAAGACTGCAATTTGTTATAGTGTAGGATGGCTCATTGCGGAAACAACAAAGACTACGGTTATCATGTCCGATTTAAGTTTTGAAGAGAATCATGAAATTGAACAAGGTGGATCGTACACCACTATACCTACTAAAAACGTACTATCAATTAAGAAAATAAAACTATAGAGGAATAATATGGAAACTAAATTCGATCCAAAAACTAAAGTGAAGCAAGGCGATCTTGGTTCAGCACCTGATGGCAAACAGCCAAATCAGGAAGCGACTAATATTGACTTTTCTAAAGATGCACCTCGTAAAGGTGAATCTGAAACTGCTTTAAAAAATAATAACTATCCTACAAAGTCAGGATCAGAACATGTACAAGAGTCATTGTTTAAAATGGCTGATGAAAAAAATTACTAATGAGTAGTATAAAAGAAGATTTAAAAGAAGCAGCTAATTTAGTTTTAGAAAAACAGAAAACTAAAATTAAAAATATTTGGGGTGGCATAAAAGCAACTCCTTCATATTTTAAAAAAAAGAAAAAACAAAATAATAAAAAATATGGTGAGACAGATCTTTTAAAAGGTAAAGATTATTATCCACCTAAACCATAAATAAAAAGGAGAAAACATGTTAGAAAAAATCAAACAAGGCGACCTAGGATCTGATGCTGGCAAAACTAAAAATGCTAAGCTAGAAATGAATCTAAATCAAAAAATTAAACAAGGTGATTTAGGATCAGAAGCAGGTAAAATGGGTAAAAAAGAAAAAGTAGACGCTTCGATTTTTAAAATGGCTAATCAAAAGGATTACTAATCATGGCTCTAACAGAATCTGATAGTAAAAATAAAAAAAGCTACGGTAATGATAGGGAAGCTTTAAAAGTAAAAGCTAAACGAGTACTTGTTGCTGATTTATCTGCTAATGATATTAAGTTAATTAACTATGGAAAAAAACATGGTTTAACAAATGTATCAGAAATTAAAGAAACAGTAGGTGCAGGTTTTAATAAAAAAGCACCACCTACAGATGCAGAAATTAAAGGTGTATTAGAAGGTAAAATAAAAAAACCTACAGGTATATTTAAAAAATAATGGATATAAAAAAATATACTAACGAGCACGGTAAATTTAATCAATTTGATAAATATTCTAATATATTTAAAAAAGAAAAAGAAGAAAAACCTGTATTTCAAGTTACCAATTTACCTGGGCAAGAAGAAAAAAAATCTTCAACACTTGATTTAGAAACAGCAAAAACAATAAGTGGTAACCCTTCTTTAACAAGAGAAGAATTAAAATCTTTTAAAGAAACTGCAAAAGATAAACAAGAAATAAAATCAAATATATAAAATGGCTATTTTAGATGACAGTAACCTAGATCCATTCGTTGGATTTATTAGGCAAAGATTCCAGCAATCAGAGACTTCAAGACTTTATGATGAAAAACGTTGGTTAAAAGCTTATCGAAATTATAGAGGATTATATGGTCCTGAAATGGCATTTCGTGAAAGCGAAAAGTCTAAAGTTTTTGTTAAGGTTACAAAAACAAAAGTATTAGCTGCCTTTGGGCAAATCATAGAAGTTTTATTTTCAAGTGGAAAATTTCCAATTGGAATAAGACCTACATCTGTTCCTGAAGGAGTAGATGAATATGCTCATATTGCAAAATTAAATCAACCAGGACAACCTCCTGCTCAACCCAATGGTCAAGCACAACCAAATGGGGAAGATACAGAAAGTCCTTATGGCTTTGCAGGAGATGGTGGTGATTTACCTAAAGGAGCAACCGCTGAATCTTTAATGAAAGATTTAGCACAGAAGTATAAAGATTTAGGTTTTGAAGAAGGACCTGCTCCTGATTTAAAATCAATGCCACAGATTGAACCTGCAGAAATTGCAGCAGGTAAAATGCAAAAATTAATTCATGACCAATTAGAAGAAAGTGAAGCGATTAAAGTTTTACGTCATGTCTTTTTTGAAATGGCATTATTAGGAACAGGGGTTTTAAAAGGACCTTTTACAGAAGAGAAAACACAATACTCATTTAGTGCAGATAAAGAAACAGGGGCAACTGCAGCTATGCAACGATCTAAAGTTGTTCCCTCAATTGAAGCGGTTTCTTGTTGGAATTTATATCCTGATCCTAATGCAACAAGTATGAATGATGCAGAGTATATCATTCAACGACATTCTTTTAATAGAGAACAGTTTGCAGCATTAGCAAAGAAACCTCTATTTAAAATGGAACCAATTCGTGAATGTTTAGAAATGGGTCCTAATTATCAAACAAGAGGATTTGAATCTTCTTTGTATGACAGAGAAAATGTTGCAACCTTATATAAAAATAGATTTGAAGTTTTAGAATATTGGGGAGTTATTACTAAAGATATCGCAAAACAACTAGATCTTGAGTTTGATGATGAATTGGATGTGGTGTCTGTTAATGCATGGATTTGTGGAAATAAAATTTTAAGATGTGTAGAGAATCCTTTTTCACCAAAAAGAATTCCTTACATGGTATGTCCATATGAATTAAATCCTTATCAATTTTTTGGAATTGGTATTCCAGAAAACATGCAAGATTCACAACAAGTTATGAATGGTCATGCAAGAATGGCAATTGATAACTTGGCACTATCAGGAAATTTAGTTTTTGATATTGATGAGACATTACTTGCACCAGGTCAAGATATGAAAGTATTTCCTGGTAAAATATTTAGAAGACAAAGTGGACAGCCAGGACAAGCAATTCATGGTGTAAAATTTCCAAATACTTCTAATGAGAATTTAATGTTGTTTGATCGATTCAGACAACTTGCTGATGAAGCAACAGGTATTCCTTCGTACTCACATGGTACAACAGGAGTCCAATCAACAACAAGAACTGCAGCAGGCATGTCGATGTTAATGGGAGCTGCAGCTCTAAGTATTAAAACAGTTATTAAAAATATTGATGACTATTTACTCAAGCCCCTAGGAGAATCTTTATTTTACTGGAATATGCAATTCAATGTTGATAGACCAGAGATAAAGGGTGATCTAGATATTAAAGCACAAGGAACATCATCTTTAATGCAGAAAGAAGTTAGATCACAAAGATTAATGACATTTATGCAAACAGCATCGAATCCTTCGTTAGCACCGTTTGTAAAATGGCATACATGTTTAAAAGAAGTTGCGAAAGCTTTGGATATTGATCCAGATCAATTGATTAATGATCCAGAGAAAGCAGCAATATACGCACATATAATGGGGATGGCAAATGGAAATCAACAAAATACAGGCAATCGTGGACAACAAGGCTCAATGGCGAATATGGGAGGAGTACCTCCAGGAGCTTCGCCAACAGATCCATCAGGAGCTGGAGGTGGCAACATCGGAACAGGCTCTGTACCGATGCCAGGGGAAGCTGGCTTTAGTTCGAAAGCTACTCAGCCTTCCAGAAACACTAAAACGCAATAAGGAAGATAGATAATGGCACAAACTTGGGATACGGCAAGAACAGGAGGAGGAACTTATGAGTTCGTCCAAGATGCTCAAGGACATTACAAACTTCAATCCGTTGGTTTTGAAAAATTAAATAAATTAAATCTCCCTGAATTAAAAAAAGAAAAAGTAGCAGCGACAACAGCTACTCCTAAAAAAGATACTGCCGCTTTAAGTTCACAAACAAAACAGGCGTTTGGCGATGTACAACCTTTTTATTATGATAAAAAAGGTGAAGGAGGTACAGGTACTCAGTATACAATGAGAAAAGAAGGTGATTTGTCTACTAAAACTCAACCGATGGTTACAGGAGATGGTCCTTGGACAATGCGTTCAGGGGCTGAAAAACCTGAAATGCTCGGAGATACTGGTGGTTCAATTAAAAGAGATACTACACCTGCATGGGCAAAAGGAGCTGATAAAAGAGGTTACGAAAATATTGGAAAAGAAGTTAAACCTACAAATCAAATTGGTAGACAAAATGTAGATGAGGTATTAGCAGCTCGACAAGATCCAAATAGATTTACTGGAATAGTAGGACCACAAAAACCATCACCTTATCAAGATGCAATAATGAGAGGCGAGACGGGTGTTAAACCATCTGAAAAACCAGAAGTACAAAAAACAGTTTCAACACAACTTAAACAAGTTACTACCGCTTTAAAACCTTTAGCAAAAGCAGTAGGAGTTGTAATGAATCCTCTTAAAGGGTTTGGCAGTATAATTGCTGGAGCATTACCTAAAGATACTCCTACACAAGCACATGCTAGACAATATTTTAATACTCGTGGGGATAATACAGGTAGAATAGCTGGAAATCCTGCTACTGATTTATATGCAGGAATGAATCAAACTTCAGCTTTTGGTAATTTAGAAAAATCAGGTCAAAGCCGAATTGATACAAGAACAAAAACTGCCGAAAAAATGGCAGGTAAATGGTCTAAAGAAAAAATGGATAAATTTACAGCTACTACAGAAAAAATGAAAGGGCAGCAAAAAGATTATAGTCGATCAAAAGCAGCAGCAAAAAATAAAGCAGATTTAGCTACAGGAGGAGTCGCACCAGGTGCTAGTGGTGGAGGTGGAAACGGTGGAGGTGGTAATACTCGAGTGATCTGTACTGAACTTCATAGAACCCATGAACTCTCTACAAAAGACTGGGTAAGAGATATTCACTTTACATTTAATACTTTAACTGAAAAACATGTTAAAGGCTACTTAGTTTGGGCAGTTCCTACTGTAAAATATATGAAAAAATACCCAACTTATAGAAAAATATGGAAACATCTTGCTCAACATAGAGCAAATGATATTGCTTGGAGACTAAATGAAGGTAAATTTGACCTATTAGGCAGAATATATGCAGGAATTGGTGAACCTTTATGTTGGTTAATAGGTAATTTCACTGGAAATAAGCAAATTAACGAATTAAATATTAAAAATTGGAGAAAAGCTTAATGGCAATTGATCAAAGAGGGCAAGTTACAACAACAGGATTGATGGGTGGAGAGCCAAAACTGCCTCAAGCACCTGATATGTCAGGATTAAGTCAAAATGTACCACAAGGTGGTGCTCAAACAGCACCTATGCCTACTAAAAGAGCAGAAGCTCCAGATCAAAATATAGAAAAAAGATTACAAAGTTTAAATGAAGCAGAAATAGCACAGTTAGATGGGGTTTTATCTCCAAGTAATGCTGCTATTTTTAAAAAGATTGCACCTGAAGCTAGTAGTGTGATAGATCAATTCACAAGTAGCGAAGAAGTTGTCTCTTTACCTGTATCAACGATAGTAAATTATGCTACGAAGATATATGGAGGAGATGAACAAACAGCAGTGCGACAATTCATAACCGAATTATCTGGTGAACAACCAGGTGATAATAATGTGCCACCTGATACGGCTACTCAAGGAGGAATGTTGGCTCAAGAGCCAGATACTTCTGAAGTAGATGCAATAGACCAAGGTCTAGTATAGTATCAGCCCACAAAATTATGGAAGTGAGCTACCCTTATCCATAAGGCACTCAACCTAAGAGGAAAAAATAATGGAAAACGAAGAAAAAGAAAAAGTTGAAGTTTCTGAGGAAACAAAAGAAACTAAAACTGAAAAACCTAAACTTTTTAAGAAACCAAAAGCAAAGCTTTATAGTAAGACTCGTGAAGAAACAGACGATGCTGAAACTGAAGCTTTTGCTAGAGGCGAATTAGCAAAGTTCAATAGGGAACAAAAAGAGAAAGCAGAAACAGCAACCGTTCAAAAGGACACCGAAGCATCAGAAGAAATTGCAAGCTCAGATGGTAAGGCAACTCCTTCAACTGAACGCCCTGAGAATGCCGAAGAACGTGTCTTTAAGAAACGTTATGACGATTTGAAAAGACACTATGATTCTACACTCGGAAAGCATAAAGATGAAGTTCGTACTTTAAGAACTCAACTTGAGCAATCATCAAAGCAGTTTGTTCCACCTAAATCCAAAGAAGAATTAGAATCTTGGAGAAAGGAATACCCTGATGTTTATGAAATGGTTGAAACCATTGCTATGAACAAAGCAGACAGTCGTGCAAAAGAGATGGAGACTAAGTATCAAAATCTTCAAGTACAACAGGAACAAATTAATAGGGAAAAGGCAGAAGTAGAATTGTTAAAAATGCATCCTGATTATAAAGATATTCGTTCAAAAGACGAATTTCATGAATGGGCTACTAGACAAGATCCCGCAATACAAGGTTGGTTGTATGAGAATACATCTAATGCATCATTAGCTGGAAGAGCTATTGATTTGTATAAAATGGATAAAGGTATTAGTAAACTATCTAAAAAACAGGAAAGTGCTGTTAAGAAAGAAGCAGCAAAAGCAATAACAAAAACTGCTAAAGCAACTGAAACAGAGTTACCAAAGAAAAAAATTTGGTCTAACGCTGCAATTGCTAAGATGACAGTTAATGAGTATGCGAAGTACGAAGAAGAAATCGATAAAGCTGTAAGAGAAGGTAGAATTCAACCTTAAATAATAACTATATAATTGGAGACTACAACACATGGCTACAATGTCACTAGCTGCAGGCTATCAAAATTTACCTTCAGGTAATTGGGTACCAGCAGTATATAGTCAAAAGGTTCAGAAGTTTTTCAGACGTGCATCAGTTGTTGAAGATATTACTAACACTGATTACGCTGGAGAAATCGAAAATTTTGGCGACACGGTAAATATCGTGAAAGAGCCTTCCATTACTGTGAGCGACTACGCTCGAGGTCAAACTGTAAACACACAAACTTTGGCAGATGATAAGTTACAACTTACTGTCGACCAAGGTTCATACTTTGCGTTTA